CTTAGGTTCTGATATTGTTGGAGCAACATCTGGTACAACTATTACAAGTGATGATAGAGTTGGACCTTCAAGATTACGTTCAACGTTAAGATATAGTTTTGATCAAATTGGTCTAAAGTATCTGTTTGAAATTAATAATTCTACAACTCGAGCACAAGTTACTTCAGAAATTGAAAGTGCAATTGATCCATATCTAGCATTTATCGATACAACCAAAACACAAATTATTTGCGATAGTTCTAATAATGTTGATAATTCTGGTTCTTTAAATATGATGGTTGTAATCAAACCAATTCTAAGTATTGACAGTTTTGTAATTAATATTACACTCACACAATAATGCCAAGTAATAATTCAATAACAACTTTTAAAGAGGGGTTTTATGGTGGTACGAGAGCCAATCGGTTTATTGTTCAACCAGCGTGGCCATCTACTATTAACGTTAGTGTAGCAGATTCATCATTTAAAATGGTTTCGGCATCTTTACCGGCTTCAACTATAAACACCATTACTGTTCCGTATCGTGGTAGATTAATCAATTTTGCTGGAGATAGAATGTATGCTCCATGGAATGTTGGAATCTATGATGACAATAATACCAATAATATCTGGAAGGGGTTACAGCAGTGGGCAGAATTTATGGATGGTCATTATACCCACAAAGTAAAGGGTAATGATTATTCATATAAAAATCTGCAAACTACTTGGAAAATGCAACAATTAGATGCAAACGGTGTAATTTTAAAAACTATAACATTATATAAATGTTGGCCATCTGTGGTTGATGAAATAAGTTTGAATATGGCAGAACCAGGATTTGTTGGCTTTAGTACAACTCTTACATTTGATTATATTAAAATTCAAGATAAAGAGAACTATAATAGTTAAGATTAAATAACCATGCTAAATGATTTTAAAAATAACTTTTTTGGTGGAACACGTTCTAATAGATTTAGAATAGATGGTTCATTTCCAACGGGTGGTAAATTTACAGATTTTCATGTAAGGTCTGCTACTCTTCCAAGAGTTACAAGTAAAACTTTAAGTTATGATTATTTTGGTAGAAAATTTCATTATCCTGGTGAAAGAGATTATGGAACTTGGAATATAACGATATGGGATGATGTTGGAACTAATAATTTGTGGGGTCAATTAAATAGATGGCAAAATTTAATAAATGACCATGATAACAATAAGTCTGCATTACCAAAAAAATATAAAGCAGGTAATTGGAAAATACAACATTTAGATTTAAATGGAAACATCAAACCTTTAAAAGAATATGTTTTACATGGATGTTGGCCTGCTAGCATTCAACCAATGCAAATGAATATGGGTTCTCCCAACGTGTTAAATAGTTATACTGTAATGATTGTTTTTGATTATATGGAAATTACAAACATTACAAAGAGAATATAAGGTGAATTATGGAAATTGATATATTTGGATTTCAGTTTGGAAAAAAGAAAACCACCAAGGAAGATCAAAAAAATGATGCAATGGCATCTTTTGCAGTTCCAGAAGTATTTGATGGAACTGTAACTATTGAGGCTGGTGGTTTCTTTGGTACTGCACTTGATTACGCTGCAACAATGCGTGATGAAACACAGTCTATTATTCAATACCGAAATATTTCAATATATCCAGAAATTGATGCGGCTGTAGATGAGATTGTGAACGCATCAATTGTCCCAGGTACAGATCATACACCAGTTAAGTTAGATTTATCAAAATGTCCAATATCTGATAATATTAAAACAAAAATATATAAAGAGTTTGATACTGTAATTCATCTATTAGATTTTAATCACAAATCATACGAGATCTTTCGTAGATGGTATGTAGATTCAAAGTTGTTTTATAATATTGTAATTGATAAGGATCTTCCGGGTCAGGGTATTCAAAGTATTGTTGCTATTGATCCATTAAAGATTAAAAAAGTTCGTAAGTTTAAAAAAGAAATGGATAAGTTTGTTCAGCATACGCATACTCCTGTTCAATTAATTAAAGAAATTGAAGAGTATTATGTTTATACAAACAATGATAAAGAATCACCAGTAATGACTGGTCCTCAAGGACTTCATTTATCCCTTGATAGCGTTGTATATGTTCCATCTGGACTGGTTGATCTTAATACAAAACGTATTTTAGGATATCTACACAAAGCCATTAGACCCCTAAACATGTTGCGTCAAATGGAAGATGCTATGTTGGTTTATCGCATTGCTCGTGCTCCAGAACGTAAAATCTTTTATGTAGACGTTGGTCAACTACCAAAAGCCAAAGCCGAACAATATATGCGGGATATGATGAGCAGATTTCGTACAAAACTTACATACAACCAAGAAACTGGTGAAGTAAGAGATGAACGAAAGATGATGTCTGTGCTTGAAGATTACTGGCTTCCACGTAGAGAAGGATCCCGTGGAACTGAAATTACAACTATTCCTGGTGCACAATCAACTTCACAAATTGAAGATATTGAATACTTCAAAAAGAAATTGTTTGCATGTCTGAATGTTCCAATTAGCCGTCTATCGGCTGAATCAACAGGTTTCAATATGGGACGTTCTACTGAAATTACAAGAGAAGAAATTAAGTTTTATAAATTTGTTGATCGTATTAGATACCAATTTTCTCGTTTATTTATGGATACCTTACGAGTTCAGTTACTTCTTAAAGGTGTAATGACTCAAGAAGATTGGGATGTTTTAAAAACAGATATCAAGTTTGTATTTAATACAGATAATTATTTCTGGGATCTCAAAGAATCTGAAATTCTATCCGAACGTCTTAAGATGCTTTCGTTTGTTGAACCATACATTGGTAAATACTTCTCAACTGATTTTGTTAAGACTGATATTCTCAAACAACTTCCAGAACAACTCAAGGTTATGGAAAAACAAATGGTGGTTGACAGACAAAGAATAGCACAAGAACAAGCAGCTTTAGCAGCACAACAAGCAGCCCAAGAAGGTGGACAGCAATAATATCCCATGAATAATAATAAATTATTATTAAAATCTGGCATAGAAAACATCATTTTTAAAAATGATGAGAGCTTTAAGCAAAGTATAATTAAAGTTTTGGCTATTAAACTTAATGAAACTATAAAAGAAACTGAATTATTAGTATCTAAAACACTGTTATATAGAGAATCAAGTACACCAGAAAATCAAACTTTAAGTGAATTTATAGACTTTGTAAACAACTTTAAATCAGGAAATTATAAGTTTCAAAATGGTTCGAATATAAATATTACTGATTCAGATATATTGCATATTAAAAATTTATTTGAATCATTGAATGTTAAAAATAGAGAACGTATGATTTCTGAATTATTTATTGATGGTACGACATTTAAGCAACATTTAACATTTTCACAGAAGGTAAGAAATTTATTATGAAAAACAATATCCGTCAAATGCTCAAGACCGTAGTAGAAGAAAATGCTGTTGCATTCAAAGAACAAGCCACCAAAGTCCTCTATGGCAAAGTTGGAACCAGACTACAAGAACAATATAAAGTCATTGCTAAAGATTTTCTTGGAAAGAAAGAACCTAAATGAAACTGATCACAGAATTAACTGAAGATATAAAGTACATCAAAGAGAATGCTGGGAATGGAGATAAGAATTACTTCATTGAAGGTATTTTTATGCAATCTGGTGTAAAGAATCGGAATGGTCGTGTTTATCCACAAGGAACCCTTGCCAAAGAGACCAACCGTTATATCACCGAATATGTAAATAAAGGTCGTGCTCTAGGTGAATTAAATCACCCTACTGGACCAACTGTTAATCTTGATCGTGTATCACACATTATTAAAGAACTTCATGAAGATGGTCAATCTATTTGCGGAAGAGCAAAGATTTTAGATACTCCAATGGGCAAGATTGTAAAGAATCTTATTGACGAAGGTGCACAATTAGGTGTATCTACTCGTGGTATGGGTTCATTAAAGTCCAAGAACGGATATCAGGAAGTACAAGAAGACTTTATGCTTGCTGCCGTTGATATTGTTGCTGATCCATCTGCTCCACATGCTTTCGTAAATGGAATCATGGAAGGGCGTGAATGGATGCTTGTCGAAGGATCGTGGCAAGAGCGTCAAATCGATGCAGCAAAAAAACTTATTAATGGTTCCTCGAGTAGAAATTTAAACAAAAATATTGTCAAAGTATTTGAAGAATATTTTAATAAACTTAAATGAATAACAACTTTACACCACGTTCTCAAAAATATTTAATTGAATCGTTGAATAAACATTCAACAGGTAATTTGCACGAAGAATTTTTAAGAGAATTTGGAATAGATCCTGCTATAGCCGTTGATGCTTCTAGTAAAACAAAATTACCTAAAACAGAAAAAAAAGGTATGTTTGATACTGTGATGGATACTCTTGATCCTGGTGCTGCAGCAAGAGATAAAACCAGAAAAGCAAACCGAGACGCTACTATAAAACGTGGTACGGCAGGATCTGGATATGGAATAGGCCTCGGTCGGGGTGGAAAAGGTGAAGGTGTGGATAAGGATGGTAACCCAGATAATATTTTATTTGGTGATACAGATAAAGATGATCTTGGTCTAGGTTCTGCTGCTCTAGCCTATGGTGCTGGTACTGGTTTAGATTGGATGGGATCTTTGCTCGGGAATAAGGCATCAACTTTAATTGGTGCAAGTGCCCTTAAAAAGATGATTCCTGGATTGGATAAAATTCCAGGAGCATTGGATTCCCTTGCAGGTCAAGCTGCTGACATATCTGGTTCAAGTTGGTTTGATGCTAATATTGGTAAAATTGGTTCAAATGCACAACAATTAGCAACACAGGGAGCTGGAAGTCCTTGGGTTCCATTGGCTACAAGTACTAGAAAAGGATTTAGTCCTACTGAACCAGAAGATCCACTCGCAGCACGAAAACGAGCCGTAGCACAAAGACAGTTGGAAGATCAAGAGAAAAAATTCGGTATAACTCCGTAACTTTAAAAACTACTAAATAATTAACACAAGGATTCTTTTATTATGAAACAAAAAAGCAAGAAAACTATTTCAGAAGCAGCAGCCGAAGCCATGGGTTTAAGTGGATACCCAATGTCCAACGGTAAATCAGATTTTGATGCATCGGGACGTGGTTCACAAATTTCCCAACCAATTGATTTTGGTGGTGCAGCTATGGCTCAAGCTCAGGTTCCAGTTGGTGCTGGAATGGCAGCTCCAACCGCTGTTGCTTCTTCATCACCTGATGAAGAAGAGACTGACGAAGACACCGAAGAGGAAACTGACGAAGAGGAGACAAATGAGGAAACCAAACAGGATTTCCGCAATGCTCTTGTTTCTCTTTTAGGCGAAGATGTTTCACCATCCCTTGTAACACAATTGGAAGCAATCTTTGAAGCTGCTGTATCTGATCGTGTAGAGAAAACTGTTGCCAACATCGTTCAAAATGTTGATGGTAATGTCAAAACATATCTTGATAATGTAACCGAATCACTTGTAGAGAAGGTTGACGATTATCTTGACTTTGTTGTTGAAGAGTGGATGACAGAGAATGCTGTTGCAGTTGAGCAAGGTGTGAAGACACAAATTGCAGAAAACTTCATCGGTGGACTTAAGAATCTCTTCGAGAATCATTACATTGATGTTCCTGCAGAAAAGTATAATGTTCTTGATGAACTTTATGCCCAAAACCGCGAACTAGAAACCAAGCTCAATGAATCATTCCAATACAACATGAATCTTCGTAAAGAAGTTTCACTCACTGAGTGTGCTGGTATCTTTGTTGCCGAAACACGTGATCTCGCAGATACACAAGTTGCTAAACTACAAAATCTAATGGAAAGCGTTAATTTTAGCAATCCAGATGAATACCGCGAAAAGCTTGTTGCTATTCGTGAAAACTATCTAACCAAAGGTCGTCCAGTCGCTCGTAATGCCGAACCTGAACAAACCTTTTCCCCAGTCAAAAATACACCAACAACCCTCGTAGAGGGATATGCTGGTGCTATCGGACGACTCAATAAAAGAGTCTAAACTTTTACTTTTACTAAATAATTTTAATCAATAGGAGATTAATAACTTACCATGAATTTTCAAGAAAACACCCCGTATGACATTTTAACCGAGAAGTGGGATCCCGTGCTCAGTCACGCTGCACTTCCTGCAATCAAAGACGATTACCGTAAGAAAGTAACCGCCGTTCTTTTAGAGAATCAAGAGCAAGCTCTTCGTTCTCAGCATCTAACTGAAGATATGGCATCTGGTGCCAATCTCGGTATGCCTTCATCGTTCACCAATTCCGGTGGCGTTGCAGGTTACGATCCAGTACTCATCTCGCTCATTCGTCGTTCTATGCCAAATCTAATGGCCTACGACATCTGCGGCGTTCAGCCAATGACTGCTCCAACCGGTTTGATCTTTGCCATGCGTGCAAATTATCAACCTGCTGGTGTTGCTGGTACATATACCGGTACACACACAGAAGCTATGTTCCAAGAGCCACAACCATCCTTCGGTGGTTCGGGTTGGACACTAGATGCAGCTTTTGTTGCAGCTAAGGGTCTATCGGCGAACAATGGTGGATTCTTCCCTGGTTCATGTGCAGCAGCAAATCTTATCGCCCTAAACAATCTTCGTGGTATTCTTACTGCGAACGGTGAAGGTATCGGTAGGACTGGTACTTACGCTACTTGGAATCAAATGGCCTTCAGCATTGACCGCGTTGCAGTACAAGCTAAGACTCGTGCACTAAGCAGTAATTACACTGTTGAACTTGCACAAGACTTGAAGGCTGTTCACGGTCTAGATGCCGAAGCAGAGTTGGCCAATCTTCTCAGCACAGAAATTCTTGCTGAAATCAACCGCGAACTCGTTAAGACCATCTATTATGTTGCCAAGAATGGTTCGCAACAGAATGATCTCGTAACCCCAGGTACCTACGATCTGGATAATGATTCAGATGGTCGTTGGTCAGCAGAACGCTTCCGTGGTCTCAGTTTCCAAATCGAACGTGAATGCAATGCAATCGCCAAGGAAACTCGCCGTGGTAAGGGTAACTTCATCATCTGCGACAGCGATACCGCTGCAGCACTTGCAATGTCTGGTTTCATGAGCCTCTCACCTGGTATTGCTCCACAACTAAGTGTGGATGATACTCAAAGCAATTTTGCTGGTCTCTTGAGTGGTAAGATTCGCGTTTATATCGATCCATATAGCCCAACAGGATTCAATTTCTTCTGCACAGGCTATAAGGGCGAATCTCCGTATGATGCAGGTCTGTTCTACTGCCCATACGTTCCGCTCCAAATGGTTCGTGCTGTTGATCCTAATACGTTCCAACCACGTATTGCGTTCAAGACTCGTTACGGTGTAGTTGCTAATCCCTTTGTTCTCAATGGTGCTGTACCTGATGCAGACGCATTGACCACTGGGCTTAACCAATACTATCGTCTAACTCGTGTAACAAATCTACACGGTAACACGCTCTAAGTAATAGGTTAGAACTTAAGTAACACTTCGAAGCCCTCCTCAGAAATGAGGAGGGCTTTTGTTATTAGATAAATATTTC